TATATTTAATGCTGTAACATTTCCGTTAAGTGTTATTTTAGCACTCCTTGAAGTTGTTAGTAGGTCCCAAGCAACAATCCCAGAGGTAGTCCCAAAATCATAAGTAGCCCCTCCAGAGTTTATAGTGATTGTATCTCCAGTTGTAATAACTATATTTGTTCCTGCAGAAAGGCTTCTAAATTCAAGGTCAACCCCTGTTTTTTGCTTAAACAAACTATTTCCAGTACCAACGCTTGATACTGTATTTACTTCTCCAGAACCACCAGCTCCAAATATATTATAAAGGTCAGTTCCTCCAGAGTAAATAACCCCACTAGTTCCAGCAGAAAAATTCCCACTTAAAACCTCGACATTACCAGCAGAATCTATTGTCATCTTAGTTGTTGGAGATGATTCTGTAGTTCCAGCTATAGCTGTTCCAAACGCTAACCCCCCAGTAACAGAGCCAGCAGCTCTTGATTCTACATATGATGCTACTTTTGCAAACGTCCTATTTACAGAGCTATTATCATCAGTACTATAGTGTATGCCAAAAGTTTCTGACAATCCAGCTGGAACACTTGGAGCTATCACTTGAATTACATTATATGGACTACCCCCTGTTGAAACAAATGAATGAGCCCCACCGCCAGTAGCCAACACTCTACCTACCACATCTAGAGCTAAGCCTGGAGATGCAGTTGTGTTAATACCCACACTTCCATTATCAACTTTAATAGAGCCATTGACGTGTATTTGCTCGGTTGGATTCTCTTCATTAAACCCAACATACCCCCTAGTTCCACCTTTACCTTGTATGTGTATATCAGCTCCTATAGAGCCTGGAGCACTAAGTGAGCCATCGTTTCCTGCGTAGAATCTAATGTAATCTTTAGTTGAGCCACCGCTTTCTTTAGATATTATATTTAAACCATTTGCTGCAGCGCTGGAATATATGAAGGTATCACCTGTTTGTCCAAAATGAGGTATTGCAGATGGCACTACTGTATCTTCCCCAATAACCCCTATTTGTATACCACCAACATTGGGTGATACTACTTGATACGATGAAAACTTAGTAGATACCCCAGTCATCCTAGCACCACTAGATACACTACTTGTGGCATCTAAGTAAAATGTTGAACCATCTGTATTTATCGCATCTAACACATGTGCTGGAGCAGAGTTATTAAGCCCTAACCTATTGTTAACTGTGTCGTATGTAAATCCGCTTGCTGAACTAAAGAAAATACTACCTTCATCTAATGGGTTTAGATTAAGAGACGGAGAGTGTATGTTTGATACGTAAATATCACTTATAGAAGTAGCAGAAGTGTTACCTGTAAAAGTTGAACCTCCAGAGGTTGAAAATATATTATAAAGGTCTGTTCCTCCTGAATAAATAGTTCCTCCAGCAGCTCCACCATAAAGGTCAGCGCCAGAGTCCATTACTATATTGTTAAATTCAGCAGTTCCGCTAAACGCTTCGTTTATAGAATTTCTTCCAGCTCCAAACGTTACTCCAGTAGGTATTAGTTCTCCAGTCATCTTATTAGTTTCTTATAAATAGTTTCTTTAATATTTAATTATATCACTTTCTTTAGTGGCCCAAATATCGTAAGTATTATCCCACTGAATCAATATCTCAAAGTTTAAATTAGTATCTGAACTAATAACAACCTGCCTGCTATCTAGCGCATATCCTCTGTAAGTTGTATTAAGAGTGTATGTTCCAGGTTCAAGACTATCAAACTCAAATCCACCAGCAGCATCTGTAAGTTCTGTCACGAAGCTTGCATTAGGGTATACGAGCTGCATTGTAGCTCCAGTAACAGTTGAACCAGATACTGTGCCGCTAAGTACATACTCAGAAAGAGGGCTTTCAGAGTCAAGAGAGGGCGGTGAAGATAATCCAGATATAAGCTCTGTGTATGGGCTATCAGATTCGGTGAATACAAATGATTTAATTGGCTCTGCTTGAGTAATAATAGTTCTATTGTCTGAGAAGGTTACAGCATACTGTCTAATTCCAAATAAATTACTTTGGATACTATTTACGTTACCTACCCTGTATATTACACTACTATTTGACTTTAGTGAAATTTCATATTTTCTAATAGTTTTCTTACTTGTAAATTCAGAAACTGTATCTTTAGTTGTAACTCTAGACTCTTCTTTAAATTCATCTAATTTAGGTACAATATAAGTAAACACACTCTCTGTAAAAGCTGTGTCCCCAGTATTATAGCTTACTTGAATTAGGTATTCATCTGCCTTCTCTCCATTGCTCCAAAATATTTCTGGAGTAAATGAGTTAATCTGACCCTCCGCTGTAGGGAACTCTAGAGTTGGTTTATCTGGAACCTCTAAGTAGGAAAAGTAAGCTCCAGCAACAAAGTTAAGGTCTTTAAATCTCCCCTCAGATATAACCTGCCTATCAGTAACTGTTTCAGTTGTAATAACAGACTTATAATCTTTACTCACAATAGCTCCATCCACAATCTCCTCAAGGTCATACAAACCTTCTGAAACTGTTCTATTAAATATTATATTAGTATCAACTATATATTGACTCTTATTTTGAAATAAATCCGTCTTAAGTTCTCCTATTTTTTTAATGAACTGGTCTAGCTCTAAATCATATATACTTGTTGTAATACCTGTAGTTGAAGCAGTTATAGAATATATCGGCACATTCAAATCATCTTGTATGTCTTTAGCTGTCGGCCTTACGTATAGATTCGTTATTGGGTCTATATTGTTTTTATCTACTTTTTCATGAGATTTTATACTGTTTAAGTTTTCTCTGAGAGTTCTATTTATTGTTTTTGTTTTTATTTCCCCAGTATTCTCATCTACCTCTCGTATTGTCTCAGTTGATATGTTTTCATTCTGAAAAATATCACTACCTTCAGCTTTAACGTCTTGTTGAGCTACGCTAAATTTATCCCATTTAATACGATATATGTCATGCTTTATATAAACGTCTGGCCCAAAACTTGATGTATTCGCACTAAAGTCAAATCTAATAAAGGGCTTAACAAGGTTTGTAAATATAGCAAGAGGATTTTGCTCATAGTAATCTGTTGTGCCACCGTTTGTTGTAAATTTAGGAACATTAAATGTAAATGGAGATATAACTCCATCTGAAACATCATAAAATATATTTTGATAAAAAGATTGTACTACACTATCATTTGTACCAGTAGTTTCTTGTATTGAGTTTATAAATATCATAGTGATTTTGGAAATATTGTACTTTTACTTATACTAGGTTCTATTTTATTAGTCACTTCAAATGAATCTACCACTGAGTTTAGGCTGTTTTGATTAACAGTCATAGTTATATTTGCAGGATTAATACACATATCTACACCTCCAGATATTGATGAATTTATTGAAACCACATTAGCTCCAGCTCTAATGAAATCATTTATTTGAGCACTAACATTAACTGGATATGTTTGTGAGTTTAAGTTTGGGGGTAATGCTTTTTTAAATTCAGAACCATCATTTATTCCTTCTTTATAAACAAACCTCTGTCTATGAAAAACAGTATTTCTATAAACTATGCTACCAGCGTTTAAAATTGTAGTTGCAGGAATAAGTTGTAATACATATTCTTCGAAATTAATAGCTATAAGGTCAAGGAAAGATTCTAATTTTTTTATATTTAATGAATTAGATTTTGGTTCAGCAAGCAAATAATAGTTCATATATATTCTCTTAAGCTCTGGGTAGGCCCAAGTAGTATGTGATTGTGTATTAGTTTTTCTATTCCTAGGCTCTATGTTAGACGTATATATAAATTCCATATACTCACTAAAAGTCATACCAGTTATATTGTCTGGATTAACAAAATCACAATTAGGAATCGTATATTCAAATGGAACATTGTTACCATCAAATGTAGGGCTTCCTTGAGTTCCCCATACCCAGCAAGTTCCGCTCAACTGATACCATTCAAAAACGTCACATTCAACTGCTTGTGCTGAATTTAGCTGAATTTGTACTTCTTTTGTGTTTATTATATTCTCACTACCAGTGAAGGCGGTAAGTCCAACTTGTACTTTTATGTTATCAACCCTCTTAAGTGGATTAAACTCTGGTCTCCATTGATTTATATAGCTTTGCCCATCTCCCCTGCCAGCTCCACCCTCTTGGAATATAAACTTGCTTGCATCGTAATTTATAAATCCTCTTTCATTTATCTTACTTATTTCTGAAGTTTCCGTTAAAGCTTCTGCTTCGCTCCCAGATTCTTGTGAAATATCCCCAACCACTGTTTTGTTGATATCATATACAAACTCATTAAACTCGATAAGACAATCTGGGGCCCCCATTAGTTTAAATAAAAATTGGATAGCATCTCTTGTTCCTTTTTTCTTATAAAGCCAGTTTATGTTTATTAAAATCCTTTTCCAAAGCTCTACATTATAATAAGCAAAAGAATTTTGTTCAGGATTTTCATCATCTGCAAGATATTCAAATAAATCTATTTCGCTAAATGAACTAGATAACTTCCACCCAAGAAGGTTGCTGAATTTTACTAAGAATTTTTCTGGAATGCTATTTTCATTATTATAATTCATAGTATGAGCATAAGCAATATTGTCAATAAATTGCTTAATTTCATCAAACTGCTTCGCATAGGAAGAGGTTAGTTTTCTATAAATCTGAGTATCAGTATCAAAGTCAAGATAGTTATCTGGAATCATAGTCTTAATCATGACATCAGTCTTATCAACATCAACGTTTCCAGCAAGTAGAAGTATATTATCTTTATATGTTTCAAAAACATCTCCTGTTATATCTGGATTAAATCCATCTATTGTTCTTGGCCAAGGTATGTTATATCTAAAGTTTTTATGTTCATCATCTACATCTGGTATATCTAATAGACCTACTTCCAAAAGTTGTTTATCAAGTCTTGGTTTTTGCATATTGTACACAGTAGCTCTTTTCTTTGAAGGTCTTATGTATATTGGCAAATTACTGGTCCCAGCCGTAAACCCAGAGGTGTTTACGCTATTTTTAAGACTCCCCTTTAAAGTAAATTCAAGAACCCCGCTAGTTCCTCCAGTAAAAGAATAACTATCTATTTCAAAGGATTCAGTATTTGCACTTGAAACTCCGCTAAACTGTATTTCAAATTGATTAGTTTCAGTCATTAAGCTAGATTGGTTTCCAACTGTTGATGCTGAATTAAATAAAATAAAACCCTGATTTGTTATTACACTTGCTGGTATCTTAAAATTTGAAGTTTGTTCTCCAGTAATTAAATTAGTGGTTTCAGTATAATCATATACTGTATTACCATTATAGCCATCAAAAGCAAGGGCTGCATAAGGGAAGGTATCGATTATGTTATTTATAGAACGAGCTACTTCTGTATAAAAAGAGCCAAAATAACTATAACTATGAGGGTCAGATGGCGCTGGTCTAAGTTCGTTATTTTGAACTGATGTATAAATTTTAGGATTAAAATCATCAACCCCCATATTTTCAAGAGTAGAAAAAGAGGAGAAAGATAAATTCTCAGAAGTTCCAGTTAAATTATCTGGTTCTGAACTTTTTTCCATTTTATAGTCACCATGCGTGAATATAGCTTGAGAACTAGTGTTTCCAAAAAGTATGTCTTCACCTGGACTGAAAGCCGTAGAAAGGGTATTTGCTGTATTTGCTGGTATCGTTGCCATTAAATGGGTTTTTAATAAATATTAGGGAAAAACTTTTCGAATGTAAATGTAAAATATTTATTTTCTTATAAAACTATTTATTTTAGAATAGGAATTGAATAAATTTTAATCACTCTATTTATATAAAAAAAATACGCTGAAATGAGTTATTTAACAAACGAGCCAACAACATTCATCAATATAAAGCTTACCGATGAAGGTAGGAGACTTTTATCATTAGGGCAATTAACTTTTGATAAAGGTATTTTTTCTGATAGAGAAATAAATTATGGAATAGATAGGGCAGGAGCTTATGATATAGGGTGTTGTAATAGAGTTATATCACCAAAAGACTCTGCGCCATCATTTTCTCCACCTACTAATTTTGATGGCTCTTCAGCTTTTACTATTACTATAGGTTCAGTAAAGCAAAATATAACAGCAGCCACTCCCTCTGTTGGTTTTTTTGCTGGAGAAACAGACTCATGGTCAGCAAACACATCTGAGATACTCGGTTCAAACACAATAGATTATGCTACATATGTTCCAGACGGAACAAATAATGTAACTGTTGCTGGTGGTGGTACAGCGTATTTCCCAACAGCTGGTAATCTTATGTACATCCCATGGCAGCCAATACAAGGTAGCGGGGTTACATATAGTTCGAATGACCTTTTTCTTTCTGGAAACCCTACAAATACACTTTGGTATAGAGTTTTGTCTGCAGATACAGGGACATCTATTGTAACTCTGGATAGAAAAGTTCCAGACTTTGGAACAACTCCAACTACTCAGGTTTTAAATACATACTTTTACCCATTCAATGGGGTTGAAACTTATTATGGTTCAGCCGCAACTGTAAATACTCAGGTGTGGAATATGAATATTGTAAGAACAAGCTCTGTAGAAGGAACTAACTCTTCTATAAGTGGATATACAACATATGGTTCTATACAGTATAATGGAACTAAGCATTATCTAGGATTTAGAGATGAGACAAGACAAGTGGGAATATTCCACTATACAAATGAATTTACTGGAAATACATATGCAGAACAATTAGTTGAGAAATCTGTTATCGTAGATATTCCAAATGTTATGTGGCACAGAGAACCTGCGAATGCAGGTCAAGCTGCTACATATGGATTAAAACTGCAAGACTCAGCTGGTTCTACAACTTTTGATGCTGTATCTCAAACTAGCTATAGAGACTTAAGAGACGGAGCATCAACAACTGATACAGTTGTAGGTAGAGTTTATCATAAGCTTAAGATGTTTGTAATTACAGACCCTGAGTTACTCACTGCTTTAACATATAAATCAAACAGGTCTTATACGCTACCTGAATTAAACCTTTCTACTTCACCTACCCCTAGTTCAGAGCAATCGCCATCTGCTGTTGGTCTTCTTGAAACTGGATATACTTATTTTGTAACTTATGTTGCAGAGAGTGATTTAGCTATATCTTCTGGATTAACATATGGATATCCTAAGACATTACCCTGTCAATACATACAAAGGATTGATGGAGCTGAAGATAGTCTTGGTGCGCCACAGCATCTTAGAGCTTCTTTTAGTACATCATTTTTCCCTTATTTGAGAGACGAATCTGGTATGACTTCCTTTAGCGGCAGTGGTTGGAATGCAAACAAAATTCAGTTATTAGTTAATAAAGTTAACACAACAACTAGCCCCCTTGTAGATTTAGACACAATCCCGACTGATGGATGGATGAAAATCTCTTCTGGAGTAACTGGTAGTGGTATCTATACAGGAGCTACTGGTAGTAAAACTATTAACCCACTTAATCTTGCAGGACATCAATTTATAGTTTCACAACCAGATTATGACAGCGGAACTACCTATGTTTTAGATAGTGAATTTTATGATAATAATAGTGTTGAATTAGATGGGTTAACATTTGGGAGCGAGGCTTTCTTTTTTGGAAACATAACAGCGTCTATAATGGCAACCACATATAAATCTATTATGACAGTGGCTGCTCCAGACTCTAAATACAATAGCTCTAATAATACAAGTTTTAATGGAATATTAGATTCAGATACTTTCATAACAGAAATTGGCATTTTAAATAACAACAACGCTCTTGTTGCAGTTGGAAAGCCTACATATCCAATTAAAAAGAATCCATCAAGATATTTAGCTTTCCAGCTAGAGATTGATTTTTAACTTTTTTTAATTAATATATTTATAATAAAATAAAAAACAAATAAAAAAACAAAATGGGATATATACCTTCAGCAGAAACAACCTATGCAACAGCTTATCTTACAGATATAGGCAGAACATATTTGTTCAACAAAAATAATGAAAGATTCAATTCTAATGGAGATGATTTGTTTGAGATAAAGAAGTTTACATTATCTGATATAGATACAAATTATAAGACATCTACATCATTAAGCTCTGGAGATGTTCCAGATGTTACAGGAAAATCAGAAGGATGTTTAAAAACGGCTTCAAATTTCTCACAAACAAATTTAGTAGCTTTTTTTTATGATGGAGCCCCTGTGAATATTGAGTACCTCACAGATTTACAAACTTCAGGAGCACACCCTACGCTTCCTATTACAGAAGCCTCTTTACCAACATCAACTGAAACTCCTCCGCCATTTCCTAAGCAGCTAAATACGCTAACTACTTTAAATGTAAAAAAGTCAATTTAAAATAAAATAAAATTATGCCAGCAATAATAAGAAATAGTAATGCAGCCCCTCAAAATTCACTACATTTTAAGGCTAAGTTTACAACAAGTAATTTGGATGATGGAACTCTCTTTCAGGAGCCCTTCATTGCAAATGGTCCGACAGGCTCTTTTAACAATCCTTTAAATTCAGTTTTATATGGAGGAAATAAAGTTTTTATACCACTTACTACAAACACATCTGAGGGAGCTAATTATTTAAAGATATGGCTCCCTCAAACAACTTCCGATATTCTTTATGTAACATTTTCAAAAAAAGCCGATTCTATGCAGGATGGTTACTATGATTATATTACAGGGGTCCCAGATGATTATAGAATCGATTTTTTTGAATGGATTAAAGACGGTAGTACCGATGCTATAACTTCAACTGTAACTTTACGTAAAAATCTTTTTTTCACAGCATATGGAAAGAATACTAATCAGACTTCGCAAGCAATTCAGATTAAAGTAGAATTTTCAGCGATATTTCTTAGTAAGAATTCTGTAAGTTCACAATTAACAACACCACTTAGAACATTATAAAAAAAATAAAACATGGCCAATATACCATATAAAGACATAAGTAGTTTAATATCAACAAGACAAGAAGAAACATCTTTCTCTATAGTAAATGATAGCGGCTTGACATTTACATTGTGTGACAGAACAGATTTTTTAAGTAAGGAGACTAATTATTTTACGTCAGTAAGATTGCCTTATGAGTACTCAAAATTAAAATCAGGCTCTACACTTTCTTTACAAAATCCAGAACTTCAACAGTTAAATGTTGATAATATTATTATTTCACCAATACCCGCATCTTATTATAGTGAAATTATAGATGGTAGAAGTGTTACTTTTACTGTTCCTCAATTTAGCGGCACATCTATGTCTGCCAAGACAGTTGTATCATCTACTTATGGTGAACTTACTAAATCTCAAGACTCAGCCTTGCTTGGAGATAATATAGCATTTTTGTTTTCTGATGAAATAAATTTACCCAGAACTGGAACAACTACTGGAACTAACACTACAAGTTTACCTAGGACAACATGGAATGAGACCCCTTTTGTAAATAGACCTCAGGCCCATGCTTATTCTGACCTTGATTCATCAGACATAAACACAGATACTAGACCTTGGACTGATGTAAAGAAAGCTGTTGACTATATAGATGAAATATACCCTACAACAACAAATGCTGGGTATAATTATGACATACCAGTTGGTTTCATTAATTTAAGCAAAGGACTTGTTGTATTAACACATCCAGATGTTGTAGATAATATTCCATGGGATTTAGGGTATGATTTATATACTAATTCTCAAAACTCTGGAACTACTAGTGTTTATTTTGCAGACACATCTGTTTCTCAACTTACTTTTACAGATATTAATATAAACTTTAAGACATCTGTTATTTGTATTGCCTTCCCAGCTGAATTTGTTTTTTCTACAAACCCTACTTGGAACTTAACCTATAATAAACAAGAGTTTGACAATGGAACTAATGGGTTTGACCCAATTTTAGTTACAGAGATAGGGTTGTATAATGTAGTTGATGAGTTAATAGCTGTTGCAAAAACAGATAGACCAATTGAAAAAACATATACTAACCTAATTACGTTTAATTTAAATATAGATGTTTAACGGATTGAAAATCAGTTATTTATACGCTACACACAAGATAGCCTATCTATAAACAGGTTAAATAATATACCAGGAAACATTAATTCTGATTTGATGAATAAAATAAAAAAATATATTGTGTATACAATCAAAAATAACGAATAAATCTAAATACAACATTAAAGAAGAAGCTCTTGATATTATCAAGGGCTTTTTTTATATTTAAAAAACGAAAATTATGATTCTTGCACTCGATGTATCAACAAGCTGTATTGGCTATGCACTCTTTAATGAGTCTGGCGATGAACTAATGGAGCTTAACTATGTAAAATTTAGAACTAAAATTAGCTTATTTGAAAAGCTTGAAGAATTTAAGAAGCAGATATTTTTCTTAAAAGAAAATGATATACAACACATAGTTATCGAGGAGCCTCTTAAGAAGTTTGCTGGTAAATTCTCAAGCGCAAGTACAATTGGTTTGTTAAATTTCTTTAATGGAATGATTAGTGGCTCTATATATGAGATGTTTGGAATTGAGCCAATATACTATAATGTAAACACAGCAAGAAAGACTGCGTTTCCAGAGTATAAAGCTAAGAAGCAGAGTAGTGAAAACAAACATCAGATATGGACTCTTGTTCGTGATAGAGAGCCTCACATAGTTTGGAAATATGGACCAAGAAGCGCAAAGCTTGTGGCAGAAAATTTCGACATGGCAGACTCGTATGTTATAGGATTAGCTCATATTAATATAATGAGGGAACAAAATAAAATAACATAAATTAATCATAAAAATTTTATAATTATATTTTTGACCAACTCCAAATAAATCCTTTATATAATTTTTGCTTACTGCTGGCGCTGATTGGTACATGTGTAATTGGTTTAATAATTTATTTGCATAAATCAACATAATTCATTAGATTTGCCCAATGGATATGAATACCAACTATGCAATAGTTCAAATAATACAAGGTTTTTTGGGTAGACCAAAAACTGAGGGAGACGCTCTTAATAAAGAGCAGTGGCAATTTAATTGTCCAGGTGCAACCTGCAGGCTGGACGTTGACAAATTCAATCTTGAATACAATGCTAAGAAAAAGATGTTTAAGTGTTGGAAGTGTGAGCCAAGATATGCTGGATATGTATATAGGCTTGTTGGGGATTACGGCTCTCAAGATGATATAAGCAGGCTCAAAACTCTTCTTCCTCCAGATGAAGTCGCAAGGCTTAATGACCAGAGAATAAAAAAGAAAAAAATTGACCACCATTTAGTCACTTGTGAATTACCAGAAGGATATATACCTCTTGGTAAGAATAAGAACACAAGCTTGTACAGGCTTGCTTGGGACTATCTTGTTCACGAGAGAAAAGTTAGCCCCGCTTTCATTGATAAATATGAAATAGGATATACTGAAACTGGAAACAGAAGATTTCGTATCATAATACCTTCTAAGAACGCATTAGGCAGATTCAATTACTATGAGGCAAGGTCTTATATGAAAAACGCTTCAATACCTTATATAAAACCCTCTTCTAAGGAAGTTGCAAAAAACGATATTATATTTAACGAATACTTCATTAATTGGGATATACCAATATTTCTTGTTGAGGGAGTCTTTGATATGTTTAGGCTTCCAAATGCAATCCCTATTCTCGGTAAAGAAATATCAGAATTATTGACAGATGAATTAATTAAACATGGTTCTACTGTAATACTCTGTTTTGACCCAGATGCAATAGACAAAACAGTGGAGACATATACCAAGCTTTCTTCCTTGGGTTTAAATGTTTTTTTTGTAGACTTAACAGAATATGACAAAGACATTTCAAAGATTTATGAGGATAGTGGAAAACACGAGGTGATTAAGGCAGTAAGAAATATTAAGAGAATTGATTTGTCTATGCAGGTCAAAAAAAAATTAGGAAATGGATAGCAAGCAAACAAGGTTAAGTATGAATGAGATAATCGCAAAGCAAGAGATTTTATTTCAGGAGTTACAAGAAATAAGAAGAGACTGTTCGCACGATAGTTATAGAATTGGAAACTGGAGCTGGAGACCTGGAGTAATTGACCAAGCTAGAATCTGTACTCATTGCGATGAAAATATAGGAGAACCAAGCAAAGAAGAATACGAAACATTTACAGGAGAATAAATTATGAAAATAGCACATTTAGCGGATATACAATATCTAACTTGTTAGTATCACCAAGTTACGATTTTTGTTTTGCATTAAAAAATGAAGTTGCAAATAAATTTTGTGATGAAAATGATATAGAATACAGATTAGTATTTAAGAAAAATTTAGATAAATTATGAAGATTTGCCACTTAGCGGACATCCAAATACGATTTGGAACAAGACATGAAGAATATAGACAAGTATTTAATAGACTCTATGAAGACTTGAGAAAACAAAAGCCAGATAGAATATATCTTGCTGGTGACCTTGTGCACCATAAAATTAATATGTCTCCAGGCTCATTCAACTTGTTGTCTGAATTCTTTCTGAAGCTTGCCAAGATAGCTCCTACAGATGTGATACTTGGTAATCATGATATCAATCTTGCTCAATTGGAACAGGGAGATGCTATTTCTCCAATATTCCACCTTGCAAATATGATTGAAGAAGGTGAAGATAAAAAAGCTTTCATTGTAACTAATGATAATAAAGATGAAATAGACTACAGTAAGAATGCAGTGTATTATTTTCCAGACAGCGGATTCTACAATATAGGAGAAGAGCTTGTTTATGGTGTTTATTCTTGTAAGGATAATGAAATATTAACTTTAGAAAAAAAGGAGCCAGGAAAAAAGTATATTGCAATGTATCATGGAACTGTGTATGGCTCAAGAAATGATAATGGAATGATGGCTCATGGAGATAATTTAATGAAGCTAAGTACATTTAATAATTTTGATATGGTTATGCTTGGTGATATCCATGAGTATCAAACATTTGATAGATGGGAAGATAAATTAATTGACGAAGATGAGCTTGAAGATTTTGAAGCTGAAGGTTGGGAAATTGTAAAAGAATAAATATAAAACTATGGAAAAACAAATAAAGAGAATTGATATCAGAGAGTTTCGTGAGAAAGGGTATTTACAAGAGTTAAATAGAAGGTTTTTACATCCACTTGGAATGGCTTTGGAAGTTGTTGTTGATGAAAATGGGAATGAGAAACTTGGCGGTATATGGGACTCAAGGGAGGATGAAGAAGGTATTTACTATGATATAAAAAATTCAGATTCATCCAGAAAAGAGAGATTTAAATCTAATGAAAAATTCATAAACGAAGAGTTTAATTCAAAAATAAAAATAAGAAAAGAAAAAATAGGATTTGGAATAGAAGAAATTTAAAATTATGAAAATAGAAACAAGTTTAGCTATTGCTAATAAAAAAAATTTGAATGGTAGAATATATTCTACAGAAGTTTTAAATAAAATGGTTAACCAATTTAACAATATGAATAAACCCTTACTTGGTGAGTTAGGTATGCCAAGTGAATCAGTAACATTATTAAGTAATGCTTCTCACAAAATTGATTCTATTAAAATTAAAAAATATAGATTACCAAGAAGGACTAAAAAACTTTTAAAAAAACAAGGTCTCTATATAAATTGGAAAAATAACAATAGCCCCGTTTTATTTGGCACTATAGAAACACTGGATACTCCAAATGGAGAATTAGTTAAAAAGATGTTTGAAAATAAATCAGCTGTCATACGTTCAAGAGGTACTGGAAGTATTAATAGTAAAGGGTATATTCAAGATTATTCGTTATTTTCATTTGACATTATTAGTAAAGATGATGACGCTTTTAAAGATGTAATTTAATTATATTTTGGAGCAACTAAATAAGTAAAAAATTATTAGAATAACTATACAAATGGGAAAAAAGATAAAAATAAGACGAAAATCACCTACAGCAGTTTTTGCGGGGAGCTTAATTCAGCAGAATTTCGGGGAGTCCATAAATAAAGGATATGTTCTTTGGGACACTGATGATAACTCTCATGAGAGAAAATTTATTCTTAATGACTATGGATTTGCAAAGATTGATATATCTAGAGGGGAAGATATTGATGAAAGAATTGAGTTTATTCAGTTTAGTAATAACAAGAGAAAGACTAAAGTTTACATTACTTGGGAAGACTATGAAGAAAACTATTCTGTAGAAAAAGAGAATCAAATCAAAAGGCTTGTTAAAGATAAGTATGGATGCGAAAGCGTTAGAGTTGAGTTTAAGGAATTGAGAAGAGATTTATCTACTACAGATGAAGATGTTGAAAATAGGCAACAAAGTTTTGATGAGCTGTTTAGAGAATATATCAAAGATGGTGAATTTAATGTTGAAGATAGCTTAATGAAAGAGTTGATTGATTTTTCAGAGCATGTAGATAAAACTCTTGAGATAGATGAATCAATGTATAATGTGATTGATGACTGGGATATAAATTCAATGGAGGTAAGTAATATACTTTCTTTTGATAAGAAGCCGACAATAATTGATTTTGATAAAATAGGTGGTCTTACAGGTATTTTTGGTAAAAACTTTAATGGAAAATCAAATGTAATTAAAGCAATCGTATGGGGTCTTTATAAAGAAATTATTGGAGGTAGCCAAGGGGCCTCAAGCTACCTTGTGAATATATATACTGATTCAGATACTGGATATGTGAAACTTTTTCTTACTATAAATGGAGAAAAATATAGAATAAATAGACAAATAACAACTAAGAGGGGTAAAAATACATTTAAGATAACCTGTGAAAAGTTCGTAAAAACATATGATGAGGATGGTAATGAGTCTGGGGAAAAATGGACAGATAAAGTATCTGACAGAAAAACGGCTGAACAAAAAGAAGTCCAGCACCTAGTTGAAGATACTGTTGGAACTTTTGATGACTTCACTAAGACATCTCTTCAAGCTCAAGGCGGCTCTGGAGATTATATTAATCAACAGCAGCAGCCAAAGAATAGTTTAATTAGTAGATTCCTTGGCCTTGAGCCTTTTAAAGAAAGGCATGAATATGCGAAAACATTTTTCAATGATGTAAAGAGGAAGCAGAAGGACTTAGGAAATGCTATTGATATTGAAAATAAAATTAAAGATGTTAATGTTGAAATTACAGGAAAAACAAAAGATTTAAAATCTGTAGAAGAAGAAAAAGAAATATCTTTAATAAAGCAAAATGATGTCAATGATGAAATTCTTGAGCTTACCAAGAGTCTTGAGAAAGTGGAAGAATCTGGAATTACAAATAAGGAAGAAACTCAAGAAAAAATTAACAGACTTGAGGAGAGTGTGGTAATTATTGAAGGTGATATTGAAAAAGTAGAAAAATGGTTATCAGAGAACTTCAAGAAAGAACTTCCATTTAAAGAAGGAGAAGACGCTCAGTCTATGCAGTTAAAATTGGACAGTGAAACTAAATTATTAACTACATCTGAAGCTACTTTTGAAACTTTTAAAAAATGGATTAAAGACAATCCAAAGAAAAATGAATTGAGCGTATCGAAGTTTGCAGAAGAAATAGAAGACCTTAAGCTTAAGAACAATACTTTAAATAATCAACTTTTAACATACCAAGGCAAGAGTTGCCCAACCTGTAATCATATAGAGCATCAGGCGGACCCAGAAAAAGAGGAGATTTGTCTTGAAGATATTAAGATGAATCAAGATTTAATTGATTACAAATCAATTGAGATTAAAAAGAATGATGATATTATTGCTCATAACAAAAAGGTAGATGACTCAAAAGAAAGAGTGTCTATTATGGAGCAATCTATATCAGTCAAGAAAGACTCTAATAAACTCCTTCAAGATAAAATAGACTTAATCAATAGCTCTAAAGACATTATTGAACATAATAAATTAGTTGAAGCTAAAACAAAAACTCTTAAAGAGGAAAGAGAGACTGCTGAGTCAGATAAGAGAACTATTGCACTAGCAAAAGAAGCTATTGTTAAGTTTGACGCAAATAAATATAAAGTAAAATATAATTCTAAAACTCAAGATAAAATTGAAGACAAAACAGCTTTGATGAAAACATATAAATTGTCCGTATTTAATCTTGATAAAATTATAAATGCCTCATATGGTGAACTAAAAGTGTTAGAAAACAATAAGGAAAACTTTGGAGACAAACTCAAAGATATAGAGGATTCTGATAAGTTATTCAAAAAGTATTCCATTTATATGCAGGCTGTACATAGGGATGGTATTCCTGCTGCAATAATCAGAAAGAAGCTTCCTATAATTAATTCAAAGATTAACTCTATTCTTTCAGAGGTTGTTGATTTTAAAATTGAACTTGAAATACTTTCTAACGGAGATATTGTAGAAACTTTCTTCTTCAGTGAAGACAAGTGTGATGCTCTCCCTTTATCATCCGCCTCTGGCTCTCAGAAGTTTATTGCATCTATTGTAATTACAGAGGCATTAAGGTATATGAGCAGGTTGACAAAGCCTTCTCTTAGGATAATTGATGAAGGATTTGGGACTCTTGATGATGAACTCACAATGGGTGTTGTAAATATTTTGAATTATTTACGTAATAAGTATAAGAATGTATTAATAATTACGCATAGGAATGAAATTAAGGACTTCTCAGACCATACTATAGATGTTGTTAAGGTAACAGGTGGTTTAAGTAGAGAAGTTCTTGACAACAACCCTAAGGCTGGTATTTCTAAAATTACAATAACATAATGGCTGAAGATGAATATGAAGACTCTGGGAAGAGCGTAGAGGAGCTTGCTAGAGAGGCAATGTTGGCTATAAAAGAGGCTGACAGACAGGAAAAACAAAGAGAAGAAGAGGACACTAAGGCTCGTGAAAACGCTTTAAAGCAAGAGGTGGAGAATAAAATTAAAAAGAAGATGAGAAATCTCCAAAGAGAATTAGATAAAGAGGAGAAAAATAAAGTCCCAGAAGTTGATACAAGGTTTCTGGCAACCTGGACCAATCCAGACGGAAAAGGCATTCGCTATGTTGCTGAGTATAATGATAATCAGGTTTTTAAAATAAATCGTGGAATAACTCTATTTCACCTAACCATTCTTGGAGATGTACTTCATGAATCATGGAGGACAAAGGCCCATACATCAATGAATCTTGATACACTTAAAGAAAAGGCTGATAATATTTTGAAAGAATCCAATAAATCCTATAAAAAAATAGAAAAAGAAAAAAAACTTAAGAAGTAGTATTTTTGTTTGTTGGGATAGTCTGTGATTTTGGAAATAAAGCGAGTCCTTTTCTTTGGGCTATTTTTATTATCTTACAACCATCTATATGCAAGTATGTTTGTTTTATTTAAAAAAACCCCTAATGTTCTTCTTTTTTTCTTGAATTGTCTGGTCCTCATATCCCATTTGCTCTATATCTTTATCAGATTTCGGCTGAGCTTTTTGTGTTGGTATTTCTGGTTGAGGCTCTTGTGTTGGTTGTGTTTCTGGCTTAACTTCAGGTGTAATTGGACTTGCGTAAGATTTTCTTGCCACTATAATTTCGTCTTGATATTTCTTTGCAACTTTTGGGTTGTATGAAACGTAAATAGAAGACATGCCTTTGTCGTTTGGGTTATACCCTGGAATGTCATCGCTAAAAAACCTATCTGTAAACCACATAGATTTAATATTTTCTGTTTTAAACATCCTCCAGGCATTCATTCCACCAGTTTCAGGAGAATCTACATTAGCTTCAGCACTACCTTTACGAGGAGTGTGGCTCAATGCTACTTTTTCTGATTGGCCAGTTATGTGAAGACCACGAACAACTTTTTTGCCACTTTTATTAATCCCATACGCAACTGGATGTATAATCCTAGTCTTTGTTGTAGGCATTGTATATTTTTCATTATCAGATTTAAAGTTTAGCCCAATCTCACGACCTTGCATGATAGCTTGCTTCATTAAATCTGCATTAAACGGAACCCTCTGGTTACTTTTTTCATAAGCCAAGTTCTTTTCATCAGCAGAAATCTCAAGAATCAAAGATTCTTTTATAATTTCTCTAACAATTTTTCTAATATATGATTCAGTTAAATTTGCCATTTAATAATAAATATCTTCTAAATTTTTGATTTTTAGGTTTTTTTTTCAGATATTTAGTAAACCATCAAATATGAACAAGGATTTAAACTACATACCGCTTAACAATAAATATGCTGATAAAATACATATCAGCTTCAGCGAGTTCAATCTTTTCAATCAATGTGGTCACAAACACTTAGTGGAGAAGCATCTTAAGCTTACAGAACAGCCTATGACTGTTCACTTATTTTTTGGAAACGCAATCCATTCAACTATTGAAAAATCCCTTAAAGAGCCTATAGGACTAGTTAAGAGGGTAGAATACTTCAAGAGAACTTTTACAAAAGATATGCTTGACCACTTGAAAGATGAGCCTGGGTTTAAGGTGAATCTAGATGATTTTTTAAAACAAGGGGAGGATTTATTAAACAAACTTTCTATCGAAGACTTGTTAAAAAAATATAAAATAATCTCTGTTGAAGAGCCTATAATGGAACATATATATGAGGAGTTTAATTTTAAGGGATTTATAGATTTAGTGGTTCAAGACAGAGATACTGGAAGATATATTATTATGGACTGGAAAACGTCTGGACAGAAGTGGAATATAGGAAAGAAACTTAAAAATAAGTATTTTCTTGCTCAGATGAGGTTTTATAAATATTTCTGGTCTAGAAAAAACAAAATACCGCTAGAAGATATAGATTGTGAATACATAGTCTTAAACAGGCTTAAAAACAAAAAGAAGCCTGAATCTGGATGCGGTGGAATACAACATGTGCAGGTAAATTCTACAAATAGCGAAATATTTGAATCAATCAAAAGCTTAGCAGCAACTGTAGAAAGTATTCATATTAGCAAGTTTTTCCCAAAAAAAAAGCATAATGGAAATGAGTTCTTTGAATGTATGTTCTGTAAGTTCAAAGGAGGTAGGCATCCTATGTGTAATGATAGTAAGGGTCAGGGAAAGCAGATGCTGATTGATAATAAAAATAAAATTAATAAAAAAATAAATAATTAAAAATGGCGTACTATAAAAAACAAGAAATACTCGACTTTGTTTCCAATAATATTAAAGAGATGGAATCAAATGGATTAAAACCTTTGAATCCTGAAGAAGAGGTAATAAAAAGAGTTAATGATGAAGAGGATTTGGTTGGTTTTTTCTGGATTTCATATATAAAAGATGAAAATGATGGAGAAAAAATAAAGATGGAAGGTAAGTCGTGGTATAGAATTAACCATGATTTATATACTGATGATAGGTTTGCAATTGACCTTTACCAAGCAATGAAAGCTGGTTTAAATGTAACAGACATCATCAAAAAGAGAGAAGCAGAAAAAGAACTTGCTAAACAAGGTATAGTTGATGTTGAGGCTCTTGAGGAAACAATAGAAAAAAACATAAACACAGATGGAGATTAAGGAGTTAGAAGAGTTAAGGGAGTGTAGTGAGCTAGATTTGTTGTATAAGCTAATAGAGGTTGCAGAGGGAAATAAAAAAAGAGTGGAGCAGTTTCTTAGAGGAAACGGCACAGCTGGAGTTGATGTAAGACATTCTATGCAAGATATCAGGATGCTGGCTGAACTTATTCGTGAATCCATACAAATTAAGAAATTAAAAAAAGAGCCAGATATTCGTGAATACAAGGGGGAGCTAATCCCTATGACAAAGCTTGAGAAAGCTATTGTAGATAAAAAAGAAAGCATCGAAAAAGAAGAAATATATATCAATAGAGTTGCTAATTTCAGGAAGTCTAAGAGAAAAGAAAAAATTAGGTAATGGCAAAAAAGAAAGAAATAGCCCCAGTAAAAGTCAGGAAGCTAAGAACAAATTACGAGTTAAGGTATGATTATTTACCTATAATAACTGCTTTTATAAAAACGCTCCCCAAAGAACATACAAGCTATAGGGTAGACAATGTTCTTGATGTTAATGGCGGGACTGTAGATGAGTGGGTTAGGATAATTCGAGAAGTTCAGATGGGAAATATGATTTCTTTTCTTGTAGACAATTCAATACCATTTGTGTTTGAAAACCTATTGCCAGAAGAGCTTGATAAGCTTAGGGCAGATTATGTAGAGAGACAAAATAGAATATCTGCAGCTCTTAAATTAAAAGAGGCCGACCTATCTTTTAATGATAGCGACTTCAATCACATGAAAATTCCACCATATGATTACCAGAAGCAAGCTGTAAAGTTTTTCGAAATAAATGAAGGTAAGGCAATTCTTGGAGACCAACCAGGAGTTGGAAAGCAAGCTGCGTTGGATACCTTAATCTCAACTCCAGATGGATGGGTTGAAATGGGGAATATACAAGTAGGAGAAGAGATTCACGATAGGTTCGGAGGTATATCGACTGTTACTGGAGTGTATCCACAAGGGTGCAAAGATTCATATAAAGTTTTTTTTAATGATGGAACATCAACAAAGTGTGGTCCAGAGCATCTTTGGAAAGTTCGAGATGTTAATAGAAGAAGGAGAGGTAAGGATTGGACAGTAAAAAGTTTAAAAGAACTTATGGATGCAGGGCTTTGTTATAATCACAATAGTAATAGAGCTAAGAGCGGAAGGAGGCCAGTTCTTAAATGGGAAATTCCAGTTACTCAACCAGTATTTCATAAAAAACAAAATTATTTTATAGACCCATATATGCTTGGAGGCCTTTTAGGTGATGGTTATTTATGTGGTAAAAGTGCTGTTGGAATATCTGTACCAGATTTTCAAACAGAAATAGCAGAAAAAATAAGAGAATCACTTCCAGAGGGATATAGATTAAATAAAAGAACTGAAATGTCTTGCCCGCAGTATATGGTTGTTAAAAATAAAGATAACAAAAATATTGCTAACGAAGTGGTTAGAGAGATAAAGAAATTAGGAATAAATATAAAATCAGGAAAAAAATTCATACCAGATATTTATTTGAAAGGTTCTATTGAGCAACGTATTTCTTTATTAAAAGGACTTATGGATACAGATGGTAGTGTACATAAAAATAGAGTACATTTTCACTCAACATCAAGAGAGCTTTCAGAGGGAGTTGTGAAATTAGTCCAGTCTTTGGGTGGAATTGCTAAAATTAACATCTATGATAGGTCTAAAGATAACAAGCCTACAGAATATAGAGCAAACATAAAAACTCCATTTTGTCCATTCTATTCAAGTGATAAAGCAGATATTTGGTCTCCAAAAAAATCAAACTATATTTCTAAATATATTTCAAAAGTTGAATATATTGGAAAAGAGGAGCAGCAGTGTATATCTGTTTCTTGTTCTGACCATACCTATCTTACAGATAGTTATATTGTAACTCATAATACACTTCCTCCAATTACATATGCAGCCAAGAACAAACTAAAGACACTTGTAGTTTGTCCAGCTTCTCTTAAGTTGAACTGGAGAAAAGAGATACTTGATTTCAGCAACGAGAAAGCTCATGTTTATAAATATAAGCCAAGCAAGAAGACTGGTAAGATTAACTACAAAAAAGAAGAGTCTCTGTTTCACATAATCAACTATGAATCAATACAGACTTATATAAAGCTTGAATACAGTCATAAATGTCATGGCAATATAATTGTTCCTGGAAAAGGCTCTCAAAGGTGTGGTATGGAGATTATTGACTTAACAAAAAAACACACTAAGTGTACAGACTGCAAAAACTCAAATTCATTCAAATCAAGAGTTAAAGGTATAGTGTTCCTTCAGGATAAAGAAGGGCAGCATCTAGACCCTGATGATTATGATTTGATTGTAATTGATGAGTTTCATAGAATTAAAAGTGTTAAGACTGATTGGACAAGAATAATTAAGAGAGCCTTCAGAGATACTGTTGCTAAAAAAATACTTATGTCTGGAACTGCAATTAAATCAAGACCTATGGAATTTTTCTCTGGGCTTAACTTTATGGACCCAGAGATGTGGAATTCATTTCATGACTTTGGGTTAAGGTACTGCGCTGCTTATGAGACTAATTTTGGATGGGACTACAGTGGTGCATCTAATTTAGAGGAATTATTCACAAGGATAGCGCCATACTTCCTTAGAAGGCTTAAAAAAGATGTTCTTTCGCAGCTTCCTCCTAAGACTTATACTGAAATAGAAATAGAACTTTCTTCATCTCAGAGGTCAGAATACAATAAGCTTCTTAAAGAGATGAAGAAAGTTATTAATGAAGATGGCACTGAGGAAGAGAAAGAAGAGGGTTATCTTGAGAAAATTCATAAACTAAAACAATTCACTGGGAGCGTTAAGCTTGATAGAATGCTAAAGGATGGTACTGTGGGTGATATTACAAGTAACGGAGAAAAACTTGTTGTGATGTCGGACTACCAATTCTTAGCAGAAACTCTTCATAAAGAATATAAGCATCACTCTGTTCTGCATACTGGAAGTATGAATCAGGAAGATAAGCAGTCTTCAGTTGACAGATTCCAAGAAGAGAAGGGTATTAATCTTTTTGCTGGAATGATTGGTGCATCTGGAGTTGGAATTACATTAACAGAAGCGTCTAAACTTATATTTCTTGGGTTCGCCTGGTCGCCAGCTGATATGGAACAAGCTGAAGATAGAATCCATAGAGCTACAACCACTCATGACAACATTCAAATAATACAATATATTTGTGTTGATACAATTGATGTTGACATTAATGATTTGCTTAAGGAAAAATCTCAAGTAGTTAGTAAGGTGCTTGATAATAAGGATTATAAAAAAGACATTAAGGTATCAAATGATAGTATCTTTAAAAGCTTGATAGAAAGATTAAGGTAGTAATATAGTTTTTGTTTTTTTAATCTATTTATTTAAAACAGTACAAATTAACGTTAACAAAAAATATATTGTCATGGCAAAAAAAGAATTAACTCTATCTGAATTTAGAGAAATCATCAAAGAAGAAGCTCTTAAACTTAAAAAGAGAATTGTTCTTGAAAACGAAAAGAAAGCTCTTATGGCTGAACTTAAAACTCTTAATGAAAATTGTGGAGATGGAGAGATAGAAGAAGGTTTTTTTAGAGATAGTCCTGAAGAAAAATTAAAAAAAGCTTATGAAAAGTATTCTAAAGCCTGGAGAGCGCCAATTGATGATGCTATGATGGCTGATTTAATGGCTCAAGCAAAACCTGATGGTTATGAAGGAGCTCCAGGTTTCGATAAGTCAACAAAAACCTGGTCATACAGACCATCTAGCACTGTGTCATGGTCTGGTGGAGTATCTGGTAGTTCAGCAGCAGGGATGCAGTCATAGTAATCTAACTATTTCGATGGAACTAAAAGCATAAAATAAAAAAAAGCCTCAATATTTGAGGCTTTTTTTGTATGAGTTATTTTTTATAGGTTATTTTGTTTATAAAACAACTCTAGCATTCTTTGCTCTA